GCCCATCGGCGTGAGAACACAGTATTCGTCCGGCGGCGTTTCTGCTGAAAATACACCTGTTTCAACAGTGTAGAACGGCGTAATAACCGCCGTCAGTTCTTCTAAAATGCTCATAATAATTTGTCAGCTTCTTCCTCGTAAACCTTTTGCATAGCTTCAATAATTCGTGCTTCGCTCTGTTCAACTGCCGGTTTCATAAACGGACGCGGATGCTGCCTGCCGTTTTCTGAACGCCCGTGTTCAAGCACGTTCGCGATCTTCGCGTTTGCGTTCGTGTCGTCTTCATTGTAAATGCGGATTCCGTAGCGTGTTTTCGTCTTTTTCCGTCGCGGCTCATTGAAGCCTATCTTAAGATTGTAGCCGCCGTTTTTGCTATCTTTTACAGGCGACACTCCAAGCGAACCCAATAATTCGCCTGTTGACCTCTCACTTTCGCCTATAGCCCATTCCAAATTGTCTTTCACGTTCTTGTATAAAATCTCACCGCCTGCTTCCAAGCATTTTTCAATTATTCCGTTGGATTTTTTCTCCGCTCGCTCTATCTGACGAATGAAGTCATTAGGAATATTAAAATCAAAAACTGCCATTACTTCATGCTCCCTTCCGCTGAATTACATAAAATTTCTATATACATTCCCCTTTGCTTCACATCTTCCGCACTCGAAATGTTGTAATTCCTGCCGCCGCAGATGATAAAATGCTTCGGCGTGATTTCCAAATCGGGGATTTTCCTTAACCTGAACATAACGTCGGCGTTCGAAAATGCCGAACGGTTCGCCCATGTTTCGCTCCCGCGCCTGTCCTCGCGGTACGCTCTTACGGTTTTCAAAACGCTGTACGCACTCTTTGCGAAACCGTCAGCGTCTTTTTCTGACACTCTCTCCGCAATCTCAATGATACTGCGCATTTTGCCGAAACTCATACCTGCCACCGCCTGTCCAAGCGCAGAAGCGCGTTGACTGTTTCCCATACCTGTTTCGCCGCGCTGACGCTGTTCTCAAAAAAGCCGCCCGTGCTTCCGTCGCGGCTCTCGTAGAAATGCGAAACCAGCATTATCACAGCCTGCTCCGTAGTCGGCGGCATACTCGTTTTCGCGTAAGTTCTGACAGGCAAATGCTGAAAGCTCTCCGCGTAATTCACCGCCGCGATTATATAACTTTTCAATAATTCGTCATCTTCATCATGCTGCAGAATTAGATTCTGCTTCACTCTTTCCAACAAATTATTGCGGTCCGGTCTGCTTCTGTTCGCACTTTTCATAAAATCACGCCATTACAAGAGCGGCAAGAGACGCGGCGCGGATGAGTTTGCCGTCAACGCGCTGTTTTGCCACAAAGCCTATTTGGTCGCTTACAGCGTACAGTTCGTTCAGCCTCTGTATGCTCATTCCAAGCCGATTTGCTATCCAATAACCGGAAAAATCGCCGAAAGCAACAGCTTTTTTGCCCGAAGCCGGAATTTCGTAAGACGTGGAAATATTCACGGGATAACCGTATATTCTATCGGGCTGACCGGGCACGAGTGACGGACTCCAGATATAATTTCCAGTCGTGTCTTTGATTTTTCTGAGCGTTTTCACAGCCGTGTCAGAAGTCAGGAACTGCGCCGCTCCTCTGTACGAAGGCGGCACTTTGTGGACAAGCTCAATCACATCGTCGAACGTGATTGACGCTCCAGCAGTCGTAACCGTAGGAAGGTCTGAAGCCGTGAGCAATCCCTCAATGTGACCGTCCGCCCCGTCGCCGTTTATGAATTCCTGCTCTTCCTTTGCCGCAAATTTCTGCGCAAACTCGTTTTTCACATAAGTTTCTATGTCGAACATGCTGTCTTGCAGTAATTCACTCGTAGCCTTTATTAACGCGCCGATTTTATGCGCGGATATTTTTTTCTGAATAAACGTCACGTTAGTTTCAGGTATTAACGCACCTTCAGCGACGTACCCGACAGCCGCGCCGCTTGCTTCAACCGGAATATTCAAGTCGCTTGACGTTGTGATGACGCGGCACAAGCGGCGCATGACGTTTATGTGCGTCATAATGAAAACTATTTCGTTCCAGAACGTTTCCGGGACAAGATAGCCGCCGAGTTCACCGGGAGCTGTCTGCAATGCGTTCTGGAAATTATAGCCGCGCAGAGCTTCTATAAACGCCTGCTTTTCGTCGTCTTCTTTTTTCGCCGGCTTGTTTAAGATAGGCTGATCGCCCTGCTTTTTTATTGCGTCCTCGAAATTCCGCTGTTCTTCAAGCCGTTTTATCGCGGCGGACAAATTCTCAACGTCTGCAAGCATTTTGTCGTGCGTGTTCTGGTCTTCTGCCGACAATCCGGCGTCGGTTATATGCGTGTCTAAAAAATTTTTCGCGTCTTCCCACGCTTTCGCACGTTTTTCCATAAATTCAAGTGCTGTCATATAATTTTTTCCTTTCAAATCAAATAAAATTTTTATATAAAAAAAGACTATTTCCAAGTCTTAGCTTTGTATAAACTATCATAATAATTGCCGATATTTGCCGTTTTTTTCGGCTTGACCTTGTCGATAAGCGAATTTGCGACAGACAGACGGCTGTAACTGAAATTCTCCGCGCCGCTCTTTTTGACTGCGCTCCGCCGTTTTTCGTCCTCAATAATGCCGTCCGCAAACTTCAATTCGACAGCTTTGTGCGCTGAAAACCATGTCTCTTCGTCCATCAAATGCGAAATAAAAGCGCGGCTCTGACCCGTTTTTATCTCGTAAGCGTTCATAATGCTCTCTTTAAATTCGTCTAAAATTTTTATGATGTTCTCCATTTCTCGTTTGTCGCCCCACGCAATCGCTGACGGATTGTGTATCATCATCATTGCGGTCGGCGACATCAGCACCTTATCTCCAGCCATCGCTATTACCGAAGCCGCACTCGCCGCTATTCCGTCGATTTTCACCGTTACATCGCCTTTATAGTCAATTAACATCGTGTAAATCCTGCTTGCCGCCACGCAATCACCGCCCGGCGAGTTTATCCATACGGTTACGCTTCCGCTTCCCGCGTGAAGTTCCTTACGAAATATTTCAGGCGTTATTGCATCGTCCCACCATGTGTCTTCAGAAATTACTCCGTCAAAATACAATTCTCTTTCACTTTCGCCGCTTTCATTCTTTGCCCAGTTCCAAAATTTCACGTTTCTTCACTCCTTTCACCGCTGTTATTTTTTTCGTAAGCCGCGCCTACGTCTTTGAGTTTCACCATGTTGCCGTTCACGAAATGCAGATTGCCGCCTTCTTCATCAGACAACGCTCTCATGTCTTCAAGCCGCCGCACGTCATTTACCGAATAAAATCCGTTCTGTATTCCCGTCGAATAGCCCTTAATGCGGCTTTCGTAATCTCCTCGCAGAAGCCCGTCCAAGTTGAACGCAATATACAGCCTTGACTTCTCAGACGGCATGATAAGAGCCCGTTTCAGCGACTGCTCCCATCTGACTATCCACGGATTGAGCGTGTATTTCACAAATTCAAGCGACATCTGTTCGATATTGCTGAAACTTGATTTTTCCAAATCGCCTATCATGTGCGGCGGCACTCTGAATATGCTCGCAATATCGTTTTTCTGAAACCGCCGCGTCTCAAGAAACTGCGCGTCTTCAGGCGGTATTCCAGTTGGCTTGAATTTCAGCCCGTCTTCCAAAACCCCGATTTTATGCGCATTTTCCGAACCTTTGAATTGCGAGTTCCATGATTCCTTTATTTTTTCAATATTTGTCAAAGTCCCCGGATATTCAAGAACGCCGCTCAGAACAGCTCCGTTGACGAAAAATTTCGCGCCGAACTCTTCCGCCGCAATTGACAGCCCTATCGCGTTCCGCGCCATCGCTATCGGGCTGTACCCGACTAATCCGTCAAAGCCGAGTCCGGGTATGTGAAGAACGTTTTCGCTCTGCAATCTCACTTCGCCGCCGTCATCTTTATTATAGTGATATACAAGTCTGTTGCTTTCGTCGCGCTCAACCCGCATATTTTTCGGCAGAAGCGGGTAAATCGCTTCAGGTCTGCCGCCGTAATCGCGTATAATCTGCGCGTATGCGTTTCCCCACAGAAGCAGGTGCGCCATCAGCGTTTCGCGGAACGTGAAACTCGTCATTTCAGAGTTGGGCGCATCGTGAAGAAGAGCGTGAAGAGCGTGCTCGGTTTCGTGAGTTTTGCCGCCGTCCGCATCTTTCGCGGCAACGTGAAGAGGCAGACTCGCCACAGTTTCAGCAAGCACTTTCACGCACGCGTACACCGCTGACGTCTGCATCGCCGTAAACTCATTCACCGCTTTGCCGCTTGATGTGTTTTTCACGAAAAAACCGTGCCAGCCGTCAGAAGACGACAGCGTCATTTCATTTTTCGGCTTGCCGATACGCTTTAAAAACTTTGCCAATATATTCATATAAACACTATGCCCCTTTCTTCATAGACGCTTTCGCGGTTTTCGCGCAGAACCGCACGCGCAAACGCCATTACAGCCGCAATTACTCCGTCAATTTTTTCCGTTGATTTATCTTTTGCCGGCTTTA